AATATTATACGGATGGCCGCCACGTGTGTGAACATGATTAGAAGTTCTATTGAGGGTTCTAGTATAAATTGTCTCCAGTCTCCAATTGATAGAGCAAGTTTGAGCGGAGCGGAATTGGAGACACTCCCATATTTACAAGAGTGCCATTTGGAGACATCCTTTTATTTACAAATATGCCACCGCCCAGACGTTTTAAAATTCAGTCCAAAAATTATTTCCTTACTTATCCCAAGTGCTCTATCTCCAAAGAAGAGGCACTTGCTCAACTTCTAGCATTAGATACACCTACAAACAAGAAATATATCCGTGTATGCAGAGAATTACACGGAAATGGGGAGCCTCATCTCCATGCTTTGCTGCAATTCGAAGGTAAGTTCACATGCACGAATTGCAGATTCTTCGACTTGCGACATCCCAGTCATTCAAATGTTTGTCATGGAAAATACGAATCATGCAAGTCATCCTCCGACGCCAAATCATATATTGAGAAGGACGGAGATTACGTCGAATGGGGTGATTTTCAGATCGACGGACGATCTGCTCGAGGAGGTCAACAGACAGTTAACGATACATATGCAAAGGCGTTAAATGCTTCTTCAGCAGAAGAAGCACTTCAAATAATAAAGGAGGAACAACCACAGCACTTCTTCCTCCAACATCACAATCTTGTGGCTAACGCATATCGTATATTTCAAAAGGCTCCGGAGCCATGGACTCCTCCGTTTCCACTCTCTTCTTTCATTAATGTCCCAGAAGAGATGAAAGCTTGGGCAGATGACTATTTCGGAAGAAGTGCCGCTGCGCGGCCGGAGAGACCAATTAGTATAATCATCGAGGGTGACTCTCGAACGGGCAAGACCATGTGGGCACGTGCATTGGGGTCCCATAATTACTTGAGTGGTCACCTCGATTTCAATTCAAAGGTCTATTCAAATGATGTGCAGTACAACGTGATAGATGACATCGCACCGCAATATCTAAAGTTAAAGCACTGGAAAGAATTGATAGGTGCTCAAAAGGACTGGCAATCAAATTGCAAATACGGGAAGCCAGTTCAAATTAAAGGTGGAATCCCATGCATTGTGCTTTGCAATCCTGGCGAGGGCGCCAGCTATAAATCGTTCCTCGACAAAGAAGAAAACGCATCACTTAGACAGTGGACGATACACAATGCGCAATTCGTCTTCCTCAACTCCCCCCTCTATCAAGGTTCAACATACAGCGGCCAAGAAGAGAGCAATCAGAAGAAGACGAATTGACATAGATTGCGGGTGCTCCATATACGTCCATATCAACTGCAGAGGACATGGATTCACGCACAGGGGAACTCATCACTGCACATCAGGCAGAGAGTGGCGTTTATATCTGGGAGATATCAAATCCCCTTTATTTCAAGATCAAACAGGTGGAGGATCCACTATACACGACAACCAGAATATATCACGTCCAGATCAGGTTCAACCACAACCTCAGGAGAGCATTGGCTCTCCACAAGGCATATCTCAATTTCCAAGTCTGGACGATATCCCTGAGAGCTTCTGGGACGACATATTTAGTTAGGTTTAAATACTTAGTCATGTTGTACTTAGGACGAATAGGTGTTGTATCGCTTAACAATGTAATCAGAGCTGTTCGATTTGCAACAGACAAATCATATGTAAATTATGTACTTGAGAATCATGAAATAAAATTCAAATTTTATTAATTGGTTATCGAATCATAAAAATAGATCCGAATTTTTAAGGTTGCATACACGGGGTTAGAGGCATGAGTACATGCCATATACAATAGTAAAGCGTTCTCCGTATGATTCTCGTATTTCCCTGCTTCCTGGTGGTTGTAGACAACATGATTGTTGACCTTCCAAAAACGCCTGACAATTGCTTGCTCGTTGCTCGCATACTGTCCACCAGTGACTTTGGCATAGAATCGATGCATGACTTGAAAACGATCACGAAGATCGTTCTTAACCGTAGCAGTACTGGGCTCGTTGTCAAACATGTTGAACACTTGGCCAAAGTCCATGGGAGAGCCATAGGGTCTTCTGTCTCTGACCAACCAAAACATCACACTGTTCGTGTGATTCTTCAACTTGATGTTCTCGTCCATCCATATCTTACCTAGAATATAAACAGACTTCACACAAAAACGTTTTCCTACACGATGGGTAATACCATTACCTCTTGTCACGTCAGACATGCATATAACCTTACCAACATGGGATATATCGTGTCGCTGTTCAAATGACTGAACCTTACATGGGCCTTCACACCCCCTAGGCACATCGGGGGTTCTGTACATACGATATATCCTGGGCTTTCTGTACATGGGCCTATTAACCCATTCAGAGGCCCTGTTGTTTTTTGGACCTCCACCTCCACGAGGGGAATAGTTGTTATTGCGGGAAACCTTTGAGGTTCCTGCCATGTGGCGCCATGGGGCGTCCCGCTTAACCATTCTGAATTAAATAAGTAGTCAGTTATTCTTAACATATATACCCGTTAGCCACCAACTTGGGGACCAAGTTGTGCATATCTAAGCTAGTCAGACGCATATTCATTGGACCAAATAAAATAACTGACTTTAATTCAAATACACTCGGTCCAAAAGAACGAGCCCAAAAGATCAAAGGCCCATAAAAAATCGCGCGGCCATCCGGT